CTGGTGGAAAACAATTGGTAGATTTTTGCTTTAAAACAAAACTACCGATTGAGTTGTTGACTTCATCTGGTGGACAAAAACACCACAAAGAAGTTGAACGACAAAAAATTGTTTGGTTAGCGAACAATGGTCTTGGCAAACTAAAGGCGAACGTTGTTCCCGGTCGTAAGCACAAGGCTGAGTATGCTACACCAAACACTATTCTTATTGATGATACACAAGATATTATTCAGTCGTTTAATGCGGCAGGTGGTATTGGTATTCTTCACAAAGAAATTGGTAATACTTTAATGATGTTAGAAGACCGCATTGAAAGTGTGCTAAATACATGATACAATGAATCATGTGGATAATTTTATACAACGCATACAATTTATACAAAGGAAAATAATATGTCTTTCGCTAATCTAAAACGCAACCGCGACAGCCTTGATAAACTCACAAAGGCTATTGAGACCACCACACAAACTGCTGAGGCTGGCTCTAAAGATGACACCCGATTCTGGGCTCCAACTGTAGATAAATCTGGTAACGGCATGGCTGTTATTCGTTTTCTGCCAGCACCTTCCATTGATGGTGATGATGGACTTCCATGGGTACGCCGTTTTGACCACGGCTTTCAAGGACCAGGCGGCTGGTTCATTGATAACTGTTTGACTACAGTTGGTGATAAGTGTCCCGTTTGTGAACACAACTCTACATTGTGGAATTCTGGTGTTGAAGCAAACAAAGAAATCGTTCGTAAACAAAAGCGCCGCTTGAGTTACGTTGCGAATATCTATGTTATTTCTGATCCAAGCAATCCCGAAAATGAAGGTACTGTTCGCTTATATAAATTCGGAAAGAAAATCTTTGATAAGATTTCCGAAGTGATGAATCCTGAGTTTCCCGATGAAACACCTTTGAACCCATTTGACCTATGGGAAGGTGCTAACTTCAAATTGAAGATTCGTAATGTTGAGGGATATCGCAACTACGACAAATCAGAATTTGCTGATAAGTCTGCATTGCTTGATGGTGATGATGCTAAACTTGAAGAAGTTTACACCAAAGAACATTCTTTGAAAGATTTTACGGACAAGAAACATTTCAAACCATATGAACAACTTAAGGCTCGCCTTGATAAAGTTCTCGGCTTTGAAGGTGACGCTGTTCCTAATATTCGTGCAGAAGATGTTGAATTGCCAACACCAGTTACAAGAGCGAAGGCTCCTGTTTCTACCTCTGTAGATGATGACTTGGATTACTTCAAGTCGTTAGCTGAACAAGAATAAACTAAAGCTCCTCAGAATTTATTTTGCCCCGCCTAGTGCGGGGTTTTTATATTGGTCTTACGCCAGCGGCTGCTTGAAAGAATAATTCTAATGCATCAATATTTGTAGCGGCCGCAACTGTTTGTGGTGCCGCACTTGATCCGCTATTATTGATTGTTTGTGGCGCACTAAATGCGATAACAGGAGGTTGTGAGGATGATTCCCTCATTGCAGAAGCTATTGCTGTACTTGCTTGATTTAAGGTACCACCAGATAATGCTGTTTGTATTTGTTCAGTTGAAATAGATGCTTTATTATTTCCCACATCAGCATAATAAGATTTTCCGGTGTAAGGATTAGCAATGGATGCAAATTCTTGTGACAATGCATATTGTTGTTTTATAGAATCTGTTCCGCCCTGTTTCAATCTTCTATCAATCAATGTTTGGGCTAATTTATCTTGCGTAGTTTTATCAAACACATCATTCAAAGTAAGTCCAGTATTTCCATATGCGCCACTCATTAAACCAGCAAGTGTCTTTGGAATTATTTGATATCTTCCTGCCGCAAAAAGTTTTCTTTCTCCCTGCAATTGCATAACTTCACCGATTTTCATGTTGGAAAGTCCGGGCATTCCTTCTGGTGTATCTCCCGCTTTTCCTCTATTAGCGGCATCATAGCCCATTTTTCCAGCTTCGCCGCCAGCAATAACATCTAATAGATTCGCTTTAGATGGAGAACTGCTTGAATTTCCACTTGCTTGAGCAGCCTCGGCCATCATACCTAATCGCACTTGCTCATCGCTCTTAATAGGAGTTGGAGATTTTGACTCAGTAATATCTTCTTTCATTACTTCATCGTAAAGACCTCCTTCGCCAAAAATAAGTTGATATATTTCAACTAAATCTTTTATGGCCCATATTGCTCCACCAACTGCGAATACGAGACTAAGACCAAAAGTCATCGGCGCGGCTGCAATTGATGTTCCTATCGCAACTACTCTTAACATAGCCGCTTCTCCAACCCTTTTTAATAATTTTGATTTGAATATATTCATCAATTTTGGATTATTGGAAAGTTTTGTAAAGAAGGCTTTAACCTTCTCATACATGGTTTTATTTTTTACCATTTCTCTTTTTTCGCCAACGCTTCCAAAAGATGTTAATGGTTTTCCCTCAGGAATTTTTGACATAGGAGAAGGAGCTGTTGGCATAGGCGCTTTATATGTTCCTGCAATTCCTTTAGCACCACGATATGCGGCATAACCAGCGGCGGCACCCTCAACTGCTGTTGCTCCCATTTTCCCGATATCAATACCTCCTGCTCTAGGAGCATCTGGGTTATCATTATTTCCGGAAGGATTTGTAACTCCACTGCTTTCCAATTGCTTATTAATAAATGTTCCTATTTCATCTTTGAAATAATAAGCTAAACCCAAAAGACCTGCGGCACCACCCAGCATCATTAAGTTTTTTGCATTTGAAGCTGGAGGTTTAATACCTCCAGAAGTACCACCGCCACCTCCTCCGAGCAAACCTTTTCCTAGTAAAGCGCCCTTCAATACATTACCCAGAGTTTCAAGGGCGGATCTAATTACTGCGCCAAGTTCTGTCACCAATTTTGTTCCTAGCGTCAGTATTGCTACAGATATTGCTCCGACAGCCTTTACCAATGTGGACAATAATCCACCACCTTCTTTCTTTGGATCAGCACTTATTGCAACAGGAGAAACACTTTTACTACCGCCACTTTTTCCAAATTGACTTTCATATGCGGATTCTCTTGCGGCTGCATCTTTGAAGAACATATCTGCTCCTCTTGATGCTTTTCCACCACTTATCGTTACCAGCTTCATAATGTTTTGTCGCATGACATTCATATCTCTGGCCATTGCATTACTATTCATTGTATTTTTTGCAATGATAGAAAGTTGTGCTTCTTGATTTTTGCTGGAAATAATTAGCGCATTTAATGCTTGTGATTGCATTCCACTATCGCCGAGCGATTTGCCAGAAGATGATTTATTTAATGCAGAATATCCTTTACCGAATATTTTTTGACCAATCGCAGAAGTTATGCCTGATCCACCAAACAGAATGTTTCTTGGATCAAGACGTTCCTTTGACCTCTTAAACATAGTAGAACTTAAAGAGGATAAAACTCCTCTGCTTTTTAGTTCTTGTTTATAAACATCCGTAAAAGTTGCCATTTTTTATCTTTTCTTATTCTGCATTTGCTGTTTTATTTTTTCATTTTCTTCTTCAATGTATCGCATCAACATAGTAACATATAAACTCTTTTCCCAAGGCATCAAAGATTCTATGTCACTTAAGGAATATTTATGATGTTGCATCAAAGCAAAGTTTGTCTGGTAATGATTGGTTAGACTATCATGCCTAAAAGTTACACGAAAAAACTTTGTACTCCCTCCAACACCACTTCTTCCTGATACTCACACTTATTGCATTTGAAGTTGAGTGTCTTTTTCATTTTAGGAATAGTTTCAAAGAAATCTTGTATTTTTTGGAATTGGTCTCTAGTCAAACTATCCACAAAATCTATTAATTCTGTTTCGGAAACATCTTTAGCATAATATAAAGTTTCTTCATCGTAGATGTAATCTATACAGTTGGTAACCATTTTTTGTATAGCTTCTGTTTCAGACTGCGTATCCATTTTTTCCATAATTTTGAAATCTGGATATTTCATCATTACACCAAGTTTTGGAGTTAGTTGAATTTTTTGTGAATGATTTTCATTCTCCTCAGGTTCAACTTCTAGCGCATTGAAACTCAATTTAATGATGTTGTTGCACTTCTTTTCGTTTCCTTCATCATCTTTAACATCGTTATTGCATTTGTATTGTAAATCAATTATCTCACCAATAGACCTCGCTCTCAATTGCAAGAACATATATTCCAAGTCTAGTATGGGCAAATCATCAACATTGATATTTTCCACACAACAGTTGGTAACAATCTGCTTAATTGCTAAAAGAATGGATTTTTCATCCTCAGATTCCATAGCCATCAAAAGAATCTTTTCTTCTTTAACCAAGAATGGTCTAATCTTTACTTTCTTTTTTAATAATGGTAAAGTAATTTCATATAAAGGCACATCAATTTTAGGTAACATATAATCTCCAAATAATTAAAATATTCTTCTCACAGCTTCAGCCGTTCCTCTAATTTGTGATTGTAGAATTTGAGAAACTGGCACTCCTGCAACGGAAGAACCAAGAAGTGCGGCTGCGGCTGCACCAAGGTCATAGTCGCCTTCATAAATTGTTTTAAATTTTTGATAAGCAAAATTGACAGTCAATCTATGAAAGCCATCATCTGACCAAGCTAATGGTTGCGCTGAGATTCCAATAGGAAAGGCATCAAATAATTCTACAGCATAAATCTGTTTAATAAAATCATCATACTGAACAATTTTAATGTTTGTCATGTAGTATGTTTCTTTGCCCTTGGGAAATCTAGCATTGTTTGTATCGTTAGGTACGATTGCTTCTAGCCAACGGTCAAATAGCTTTCTCTCATAGAATTCGTTTGTGCAAATCCAAGTCAATTGTATTCCGTCATCATATTGTGCTTTGTATGGAACTTTGAAACTTGGA